AGTGATCCAGAGGTAGCCCGGTTGCTTGCTGCAGGGCCGCAGATTGCGGAACCATTCCCGGGCGTTCTTGGGCACCGGCAGCCACATGCGCAGCCACTGTGGCGAGCGTTCGAGAATGTCCACGGTGGCGCGATACGCCGCGATCCCGCGCGGGCATTCCCTTGCCCGCCCAGAATCGTCGGTCGTGTAGAGCGGTGGCGCGAAACAGTCCGCGAGCACCAGATCAATCTCCGAATCACACTCGAGGATCACTCGGATGAGATTCGTTTGCAAGACTTGCATCACACGCACGCGCGCGAGCAGTCCCAGCCGGGCGGGGCACTTCATCAGGTCGATTCCTTGACCAACAGAAAAAGATGCCCCTGGCGGCTCGGATCCTTCCGAAACCGCTGGGGCGATGCGTTCATTATATGCAACAAAATTGCATTTGGCGAACGTGGGTTTGTAACAAAGTTAGGGGCGAATTTGTTACGGGATGAAAGCCGAGCGGCGCGAGCCGCCGGGTTGAGGCGTGGCGGACGTGGCGGGGTGGTGGGCGGTTCAACCCGGGGGCTTGCGCCCCTCGGCTACTATGGGGCTTGCGCCCGTCGAGTACTACGGGCGCCAGATGGCTCGGGCCTCGTCTAGGGTGAGGGTGGGTTTCCCAAGCTTGATGTTGACCAGATTGTGATACTGCACCGTCCAGGCGAACCAGTCTTCGGGCGAGTCGTAGCGGGGCGGGCATTGGGCGAGCAGATCGTTGGCCCCTTGCTGGCACCCGCAGCCGGTCGGAATGAGCGGCTTCCACTTGGTCTCGAACCATTCGGGGGTGCCGAAGTGTTGGGAGTGGAGGGCGGCCCAGGCGGCACGGCCGGCGGCGATCTGTGTATCGTGAACCTCCACCGCGTCCTTCGAAGCGTTGAGGTCTGGAAATTCCAACGGTGTACGCTGTTCGGTGCCGTCGATCGCGACGGTATGGACGAAGAACATTCCTACACCGGATTGATACTGATGTCCCATGTGTCTTGCAACTCCCCGTAGATCAACGTACGACAAACTGGAAGGGTCGAGGATTGTTGAAAGCTTTGCTGCAGGCCGTTGATCTCGGTGTGGCTGTGGCAACTGCCGAGAGAATTTCCGAAAACGGGTTCCTGCAAGCCGCAAATCCAGGCCGTGCCACTGCATCCATTTTCCGAATCGGGAGGCAGGCAATCGACGGGAGGCCGGAGTATGATTCCGCCGACCTGCCTCGATAACGTGCTAGGGTCACAGCCATCGGAACAGAGTGTCGGCAGTTTGATGAATGGCATCGTTCCACCACAGTTGTTGCCTATCGGTGCTGCCGGGCATTCGCAGTCGGTAGACATGATCGCTTTTTCGAGGAATACCAAATCAGCGGCGCGGCCTGAACCACCGCATAAACTGGGTGCACGGATGCTCGTCCATGTAAAGTTGTCTGCCTCGGTGAATTGGATCGGAAAAAAAGGGAACGAACGCTGCGAACATTCTGGATCACCCGGAAAGAATTTCCTGCGAATCAAAAACGTGGTCGTGACGCTGAATGGGTTGTCGAACTGCGCCATAGTTGGCACGCTTTCAGGTGGGCAAGCTGGGTATTGGCCCGCGTCGCCCGTGATGCACGTTCGAGCACAGGTCCCAACATCGGTTTCCGTTTCCGGACAAAAACCCAATGGGGTCAAGTAAAAAGCATCCGTGCACGTGTTGGAATATGAGTAGTTTTGCGCCGTGTTGCATTCGATCGACCACGGAAACAATTCCGACCCCCACCGCTGCCAGGTCAAACATGCTTCGACCCAAACCCCACAACACCCATTTGATTCGCCGTTGTAGAACGAAATTCCGAATCGGGTATAACGTAGCGCTGTTGTCATTCTGCAACTGCGCGAGGCGGCAAGCGAGTAGCTGCCGTAGAGGATTTTCTTTCGGTTGTATTCCGATGGCTCGTTGCAGTTTGCGGACGTCAAAATAGGTGTGGAATCACAACAACATCGATAGCTGTCGTGGTTGTACGATCGGCTAGCCATATCGTCGAACCGAAAGAACCGTGCCCATATTGGGGTCGAATCCAAAGTGTAATCGGCTAGCCCTGAGGCAGCGATGCAGCATTGTGGCGAGTTCGTCGCGTTCAAACAGGAGACAAACGGCCCAGCTTCCTGCAGGACCGTCGGAACGACAATCGAGCCTGGGTGGTTGCCGGTGATGCTAACCGTTGTGCGACTTGGAGACAGATAGGAATTGTCGAACCGATAGAGTCCGCAGGTTTCCGTTTTGCACTTGCAGCAACATCCGAACATCTTGGCACCCTAACAGAACGGAATAGTCACGATCCATTGTTCGCCACGCCACTCGCAAAACCCCTTGTTGCCAATTTGTTGATCCGAAGCGGCGATGTTGTACAGGTCGACGACTTGGGTGTCCCAAGTGTGCCCCCCTTCGCCAAGCGTGGCTAGGGCGGTGTTGCCAATGAAATTTTGTTTCAGTTGGTAGGCCACTTGCAAATGCGGTGAACTCAAATCGACCAGGGACATGGGACCGTCCACATCGACGTCTTGTTGAACTTGACGCGACAATACGCGAGCGAAACCCCAGTAGGAAAACCGGATCTGATTATCCACGTTGGGCGCGAGGTAACGCCAGTTGCCTTTGCCGGCAACTTGATCCGCCACGCGGTTAACCAGCGCGAGACCGGAAACGGCCACGCGTCCGATGGCGTTCGTTAGGATCGGCTCCAACGCAACGGCCATTCCGCCGAACCGTCCGTTTTGGCCTACGTTCGATTTCAAGGTGTCCGCACGACTCAACCGCAACACATCACGCCGGACATCCCACTCGGTCCACTGGTTGGTGGAGGTGTACGACCGCTCAATGTACATTGCCGGTTCGCCGCGTTCGAGATTCTTTGTCGTCTCGTTCCGCGCCAGCATGTGCCCCATCGGCAGCGGCTCGCCAGTCCCAGCCCCGAACGCCAATCGACCCGCGCGGTAATCGCGCAGCATCCGGTCGATCTCGTTTTCCCGAGCTGCGGAGGGTTTGAATTTTTGGCCGGGTGCAAACATGCTAGATTTGAAGCTGCGTGAAATCGGCGTAGGCGTAGACCTGATGAACGTGCACGCTGCGAGGCTTGCGAATGACAAATCCACTCGATTCGGCAGCGACGTAATCCACCCACAAATACTCGTGGCCCAGTTTCTCGACGTTGGTGATGTCTCCGAACGTCAAGGCGTTTCCGTTTGCCGTGGTACGATTCGGCGAGCCGACGAACTTGTGGTTGAACGACGTATCACCTCCACCCTTGACCGAGAAATCGGCACCCAGGTACAGGACCTCGCCACGCGCAAACGGTCCGAAGGGAGCGGCATTCACCGAGCCGGTCAACGCCATCAGGACCTTGAGGTAGGCAAAGTAAAGCGTCCCTTTTGGTAACACCTTGTCGATCGTGAACTCGAATTTCGGTACCACAATGTCAACACCGTCGACCCCGTTGGGACTGACGTTGATCGCACCCTCATAATTCGGGCCGGTCCCGTACGCTTGATAATTGAGTCCCTGCGTGATGTTTTGCGATGCGCCCGAGGTCGTGCCCGAGAACGTGTAGTCGACCGCGTTGCCGTCGTCATCGCGCAACAGAGATTTGTACTCGCCGACGATGGTCCACACCTCGGGGGTGTCCGTGGCACGTGCACGGACTGAACGGAGGAGCATGGCCGGATTGTTGGTTGCGAAATCGTACGGGATGTACGTAGGCAACCGGCCCTCGGTCCCTTCGGAGAGACTCAGGACGTAATTGAGAGCCTCCTCGGCGGTGGTATAGCCGGTGACCATCACCTCGCGAGTTTGCTCCTTGGTCGAGCCCTCCGCGGTCCAGGTCGATTCGCCCGACGTCGGCAGCTCCCACGCGTCGATGGGCAAGATTGGAAATGCGCTCATGATCCAAACTCCAGGGCGTCCGAATCGGACGCGGTATTCTCCGCGATCTCGTCTAGTTTCTTATTGGCATTCGATTGCAGTTTGACCATCGACTGCAGCGAGTTGTTTACTCCGCCACCGCCGGCTAATCCAGCACCGAAGCCGGAGAAGGTGCCGACCGCTTTTTGAGCCTCGCCCATGGCGGATTGCATGGCGGGCGCGGTCAAGTCGGGAGCGGTAAACGCAGGTTGCTGCGTTCGTTTGGATTCGCGAGCCGCTCGGCGTGTCTCGGCCTCGCGGTTGACGTCCGTGATCGTGCTTGCGATCTCGTCGCCAATTTGTTGGATACGCGCATCAAACGCGGATTTGCGTTCGTTGGCTTGGTCGCGGACGCCGGCAGTCATGCCTTGAGCGATTTCGTTACGTGCAGCATTTGCCGCCATCAACTCGCGGTTGCGTCGTTCGTTGGCAGCGTCAAGCGAACGCTGGCGATCCGCTGCTCGCTGGTTGGCGTCGCTATCCAACGATTTCGCAGCCGCTTCGTAGTCGACCGATTTGTCGAACAGCGAATACAGGTACAGCAGTTTTTTCGCGATGTAGTTGACCGTCTGGTCCCAGGTCCCGGTCAGCCACGTGATCGCCGTACCAAACGCGTTCATAATCGTCGTCGGGATCCCGGCAAACGTGTTGGCGACCGCAGCGACCGCGTTGATGGCACCGATGGCGATCGTCGAATATAGATCCGTCCAGATGTCGTAGATGGGTTGCGTGCCGACGCGGATCGCTTGTTCGAGGCCGAGCATCGCGATCCGTCCAGCAGCCTCCCATTGGCCGCTCAACAGTGCCGTGGTAACGCCCTCCAGGATTGGCGAGATCCACCCCCAGAGGCCGGACCACCCGGACGCGATGCCTTCGGTTACCCCTTGGCTGACCGGGAGCAGGTACGCGATCGCTTGCCCGAGCCAAGAGAACAAACTGCCGGCGAGTGTGGTATAGGTCGAGATCGAGAACAGGGACGCGACCAATTCGCGATTCCCGTTGATGAACTGCGAAATTGTGGACAGCACGGAAATCATCGACTGACCCAGCTCGATGAGGGTCGGTGCGAGCGCGGCGCCTAAGGATCGGAAGACCCCTTGGGATGCCATGCGCAGCTTGTCGAACGTATCACCCAGCTCGTCAGCAGCGGCGACATCTTCGGCGCTCATGATAACGCCCATGCGTTCCGCCTCGTCCGCCATGGCTCGCAGGCCAGCAGATCCCCCTTTGAGCATCGGCAGGAGCGACGCGCCGGACTTGCCGAACAATTGGACCGCGAGTGCCGTCTGTTGCGCTGGATCCTGGATCGCCGCGATTTGGTCGGCGTAGGCCATCAGCGATTGCGTGGCCGTACCGCCAGCCAATCCCTTGCCGCTCGTCTGCATTTTGCGGATCGCCTTTTCGACCGCTCCCATGTCGGAGCCGGTCAATTTCGCAGCGTAGCCCAACGAGCTTAGCTCCTCCGCAGCGACGCCGGTACGGGCCGACATGTCGGCGATCTCCGACCCCGCATCCGCGAACGTCTTGGCCAGCATCCCCAGCCCAGCACCACCAACCGCGGAGGCAATAAGAGTTCGCGTGTTCAAAAGACCACCGGCCATCGTTTTCAACGCGCTGTTGGCAGCGCCGAATCCCGACGAAAACGAACGACCGATGGTCGATGCACTTGCAGCCAGCCGAGTCATGGAGGCGCGCACGGCCTTGATGCCACGATCAAAGAGCGTTTGATCGGTGCCGATCTCGACGAATGCGCGTCCTGCGCGGATGCCGGCTGCGGACATGAAGGGTTCCTACTTGATACTGTTCCCGAACAGGTCCGGGAACTTAGGGGCCTCGGCTGCGAGTGCCGGGGCCATGAAAGGGCGGGCTGGGTATTTGGCGGTTCGGGTGCGGGATTCTGTGCGGCGGTTCGCATTCGGGCGCGTGCGGCGTCGAGTAGCCAGTCGCCACGGTCCGGGTTGCCCGATGCGGGGCATCACGCGTGATTCAGTTAGCGATGCGGTTTCTCCAAACTCATGCAACGCCGGAACGGTTGTTCGGGCCTTGATGGCGTTGGTGGCTTGGTTCAGTTGCACCGGGCCGACGATCACGGAATCTTTGCCGCCATCAAATGCGAACAGAATCGTTTTCAGGCTGGGCCCATTCGCTGCGCGTGCGGTCGGCGGTTGACCAGGGGCTGACGATTGTTTTCTTCGGCGCATGCTCGAGCGAGCGCGACGTCGAACAAAAGAACCAGCTTTTGATAGTGCACGGGATCGAGCACGACCCAGGGCCGCGACGATCTTGGGTCGATCGAAAAAGGATTCCTTGATGGCAAACGTGATCCGCATTTTTAGTAGCCGAGCGGCGCGAGCCGCCGGGTTGAATTGTGGTGAACATGGCTCACGTAAACTTGTCCGCGACGATCACGCTGCGGCCTGACCGGACTTGGGTGATCTCCGCGCCGCCAGCTCCGACGATCTCGACCGACCAATCGTATTGAGGTGCGGTCAAGCCTGCGGTTTGTCCCTTCGTCAAATCGAACGACGCGGTCCATGTTCCGTCGCCGTTGTCGGTCACGGTGCCGGTCGCGACCAAGGTCGATGTCCCCGACTTGAACCCGAGTTGTGCGGTGCTGGTCCCCGCACTCATGCCAGTGATGGCGGAGAATGTCCAAGTCAACGCGCGAGCGTTGGCAGCGAGGTAATCGTCGCCCCGAATGATCGGCGAGCGAATGACACCCGTCGGATCGACTGGCCCGGAGTAACTGACGGACCCAACCACGAGCAGATCCAGTTTACTGATCCCAAACGTCTCGCCGTCCGTCGGGTTCGCTGCGGTAAACACGACCGTTTTTTCGACGGGGACGGCACTCGCGGCGGTGAACAAATACGAGCCATAGTTTGCGTTCGTGTCAGCTTGCGAGAGATTGAATCGGTATTGACCGTTTCCCAGTTCGAAGACGGTCCCGGTCGCGGTCGCTTGTGCGGTGGCATCGAGGGCGCGGCGTGCGGTCACGGTCGCACCGGTGAGGGCTGCGCCGGTCGATGCGTTGATGAGCGCGAAGTAGATCGATTGGCTCGCGGTGTTTTTCCGATACATCAATAAACTCCAGAGCCAACGATGGCAGGCGATCGAGAAAACGCACCGACGGACACGGTACCGATCACAACCAGATCCGGCGATCCGAGCTGCGGCGAGCCGGTCGCGAGTCCGACCGGAGACAATCCGTGATTTTGGGTTAGGGTGGTCGCACCGATCGCCGGCGCACCGCTGACAATTGCGACCGGTTCGAACGGATGCGTTTGCGTCAGCGTGGCCGTACCGATCGCAGGAGTGCCAGCGGCCAAGCTGCTTGGTGCGAACGCATGGGTTTGCGTGAGGCTGGTCGTCTCGAGAACCGGCGTTCCTGCGGCAAGGTTGCTTGGCGTGACCGCGTCGTTGCCGCTGCCGCCGCCAAGCAAACCGCCAAACAGGAACGAAAACAAATTCATCACAGGCTCCGCAGTGCGGCGAGCGTCGTCTGTGTCTCAGCGATTTGTACGTCGAGTTCTTCAACACGCTCGATGTCACCCAACGCGTCGGCACTGGTGCGCAATTGCGACAGCGTTGCCACCTTGCGAGTCAGCAACTGGATCAGGTATTCAACAGTCATTAGATCACCATTTGCCGCAGCAACACGGTCGATGTATTGAGAAGAATGTACACGTAAAAAATGTCTGTAGCTCCGTCTTTGTACACCACGTCGAATGCAGTATCACCGACGAGTGCGGCACCTTGCGGATACAGCATCGTCCCCCACGGGAACAATTCGCTGCGCACAAAATCGTAGGCGAACCAACGTCCGGTGACTTCCTTTTGGATGTACAGCCGATCGTTGTGCAGAACGTATTTTGTGCCAGTCGTAAACGTCTCACTCGATGGCGAGTAGGTAATCGTTGTCCATGTATTTCCTGGAATGTCGTATCGATGCAACGCACCGCTAGCCGCACCTTGAAACGAGTAAATGTACCGCCCGTTCTGAATCAAACTCTCGTTCGTCCAATCGCTCGCGGACGCCGAGTGGACCCAGTGTGCAGACATGCCAGCACCGGGCGCAGCAGCTCGGGCTGCGATGGGGCTCAATGTGCTCCAAGTGTTTGCCGCGATGTCGTAGCGGTACATTGTGACCGCATTGTTTCCCAGCAAATACAGAAAGTTGTCGTTTCCTTCGATAGCGTAGGTCGAGGTCGCGTCTGGGGTGGTCGTCCATGTTGCGACGGTCAGCGTGTCGGCGGTGTTAGCCGTGATCGCGCGGATCTGGCCCGCGCCCGTTCCGCCCGTGATGCGGACCTGTGAGTTAGGCCAGCTTGATGCTTGCCAAGTCTTGCCGGTTTGCACCAGCGTTGTCGAGCTTGCCGACGTCGCTGTTCCGGTCGCAAACGTCTTGAACGCACCATCGACGATCGAAGGGGTGGCAACGAGTTTCGCATCGGTGCCAAACGACGCGGGCATGTTCGCCAGCGTCGTAAAGGTGTTGGTCGCCCAATCGTATTTGCGAAATGATGCCGACGCAGTAGAACCGTTGCCGGCAATATACCAAGTCGGAGTCAGCAATCGGTAGACAGTCGAACCGGAAAACGCATTGGCTTGCGTAGCCACGGTGATAACAGCGTTCGACCCGATCGTGTTGCTGACAATATCCAGCACCGCACCGGCATTCGGTCCGGCCATGATGTGGATTTTGTAGCCACGCAGATCGCGCGCAAGTGTCTGGTTTGTGGTGATCGTGCTGGTTGTTCCTGCCGTTGCCGTCAGTGAAAAAGTCGCAGTACTTGACCCCACCGAGAACGCTGACGCTGTTGCCGATGCTCCCGCACCAAGCCCCGCAGCTAGACCAACGGTTGGCAACGTAACCCAACCATCCTCCTCCGGCAAATAAATGAGCGCCGAGTTTTGCCCCGTCAAAAACAATTGCTGCTGACGAAAGTGCCGCGAGGAAGAAATCAGCATCCCCGCCGCCGTGGTTGTTGGCGAGGGAGCGCAGAACTCCCACCGCTTCATATCCAAGATTTTTCGGTTGCCGTTTGTCGTTGTCATGTGGATTTCCTAAGTAACGGAAATGTTGCGCCGGAGGTTGTCGGATTGCATGCGCATCAACGCCGGGATTTGCTCGTTGGCTGCGAACCCGCCGAGCTGTGATTGATTGGTAAGTGTGCTAACCGTTGTCACCGTACCGGACGCGATGGTCGCAGTTGTCGCGAGGTTTGCGGCTGTTGCTTGCCGAGCTTCCATGATCGGGAACCCGGACGCGTTAGGCAGTGCCATGCCGATCGTTCGAGTCAGAGTCGCGATTGCAAACCGCATCGCCTCGATGGCTTCGATCAGCTCGCCATAGGCAGCCACGGGGATCGGGTTATTCGCCGATACGTCAGCCACGGTCTTGGCATCGTCGGCACCACCGAACGTCGCCAGCCCGACGACCTGGACCTGGGCCGTCTCGCCGCTGTATGTAACCTCGCGGCTCGCTGCTTTCGCGCCGCTGCCTGGTGTGATTCCTACGTTGTCAGCCATCTGTTAGCTCGCTTGCGGAATGCGGATCGTGAACGAACCCATTGTGAACGTGTTACCATTGGTCACCACTTGCGATGCGGACAGTGCACCGGTCGCCAGCAGTCGGCTGTTGCCGGTGTCGGTTATGGCGTAATGCGTTGCGGTTCCGGTCGCCGTAACCGTACCGTTAGTGACAGCGTTGACAGTGACTTGGCGTCCGTTAGGAGACCCAGCAGCAGGAGAACCAATACCGGGAAAGTTGACGCCGGAAGCGTTCCCAAGCGTGTTGGTCGATGTGGCCTGCGTGTAGGTCGTCGGCTCGAGGCTGCAGATGTCGACGCGGTTGGCCTCGGTGTCGAGGATTGTTAGCCCGTTGTCAAAAACGAGATCGTTCAGAAATGGCATCGGATGGGAATCCTATTTGCGAAGGACCAGAGTGAGCGGGCGCGCGGACGGCTCGGTCGAGCTGGAGACAACGCGGAGAAATTTTGCGGTGCTGACGACCGCAGGGTCGAGGGCGATGTAGCGGCCCGACGGCGAGGCCACGCTGTAGAGCGTGGTTCCCTCGTAGAGCGCGAAATAGTTAGTGCCGTCGATCGAGCCCAAAAACGTCATCGATGTTCCGGTCATGGTCGGGACGTCAATCCCGGCCAAGTTGAGCGCCATCGGGATCGTGGCGGCGTCCGAGGTTGTCCCCGATGCGGGGATGCTGATTCGCAACGTAGGCGGTTCGGTGCCCGATGCTCCAACGGTCGCGACGACGGCGCCGGTGGAGCTGACGGTCACGCCGTCGAGTGTGCGGACAATCGAACCGGTTGGGCCATTGGCGACCACCGCAGCGGTCGACGAGGTGACGTCGGCAAGCGTGCGAGTGATCGAACCCGACGAGGAGTTCGGGATCACCGCCCCGGAGACACTCGTCACATCGGCGAGCGTTTGGACGACGGTTCCGACCGGAGCCGCTGCCGAAATGACCGCGATGGCGGGGACGCGGTTGCGTGTTGGCATGTTAGTCTCCGATCAGCGGAGGCCGCAGCGCAAACGGATGATTGCCGGGCAAGGCATTCGGTAGTCCGTTGTTCCATGCCATGACGCCTTCGAGCAACTGGCACTCGCGGTTTCCAAGTTCGCGATCGAAAGCGACGGCTTCGTAGCAAATCTGGTCGGTGGCGACCGTGACCTGCATCGATACGTTGTCCGAGCTTAAACCGTTGTCGGTCGCGATTGTGGTGCTGCCGTTGCAGCGCAGCGTTCCCGTTTGCGATCCGTCGAGGTACGTGAGCACGGCAACAAAAGGCTGGCCCGTCACGATCGAAATGTCGGCGCTATTAGTTCCCACGGTCGCCCGCACCACGGGCCCGTTTGCGCTGCTCAATTTGATGTAGTCGTTCGATCCAGAATCCCGGACAACAAACTCAGGCAGATTCCCGAAACTGGTCGAGCAGAACCACAGCACCGCGATCGTAAAATCACCGACCGCTCCCGCAGTGGATGGAGTCAGCAAGGAATTCGTTGCGCTTTGCGGCGTGATCCCAACGCGCCCCGCAGTAAACCCGCGAACGGGGCGAATGGAGTCGGTGGCTTCGGTGAACTCAAGCGCCAGCCCGGTATCGATTTCGGAGATGCGCCCAGTGCCGGAGGTGCGAGTAACGCCATCGCGTGCGTGCGCCCAGGCGATCGGGCGAAGATGCTGGATCGTCAGCCGCCGCGATTGCAAAACCGCATCGTCGAACGCGCTGCCGGATCGCATCTTAGGTCACGTCCTCATTGTAGGGCCGGACGTACAACTCGTTCCCCGATGCGTTGAATGAGACGCCGCTGTTGTTGCGGACGCTGATTCGCAGCGAGAACGGATAGAGCCGGACCATCGGAATCATGACAACTTTGGCCGATGCACCGCTGTTTAGCTCGGCGATGTAGACGTCGCCCGCTGCACGGTCGGAGGTGTCGGTGCCGTCGTTGAGGGTGATTCGGACCGCGATGGCGCCGGCCGTCGCGGGAGTGATCGACCCGAGCTTGATCGTGATAATCCCGTACAGATCGCGAGCCGTCGAATTGTCGAACGTGACTGCGGTCGACTCGGATCCGTTGGCCAGGCTGTTCAGGTTAGTCGACGCGATATTGGATCCGCGCGCCGAAGGTGTGGCCCATTTTGCGACTGCCATGGTTACGCGTTCCCGTCAGTAAGGGTCATGGTCGAGACGGTGAAAGATTGGCCAGCGGTCACCGACACACTGGGCGAGATTTCCATATCACCACCGCCACCGGTCGCGGTGCAGGTGCCTTGCAAATGGCAGGTCGCTCCGGCCTTGATCCGGTAGTGGCCAGCGTTGCCCGTGGCGTCGGCGGACAGATCCTGCCAGGTGCCGCTAAGTGCCTTGGCTCCCGATGCCGCGTTGGCCATCCAGTCCGATGGCAGGGTCATCGTGGCCAGCACGGTTCCGATGTCCGCAGCGGCGCAGTTCGCGGGGGGGGATCCGGTTCGGATCTCGAGCGTCGGTGCGGTGCCGATCGTCGACTCGATTTGATCGAGCCGTGCGTTGCGGACCGCGACAGAGAGTTGGATGGCCATGATTTGCTTACGGTTGAGATTGCGGGAACATTGCGCGCAGTGCGTGCAGCTCGGAGACGGTGATGCCGCGTGACTTTTGCGGGTCTTTGCGGAACGGGTGGAATCGAAAAAACGGAAGCGGTCTGCTTTTCGGATCGCGGTAGGTGTTGGCCTGCTGGCACAGGATCGACGCGGTATGGTCCCACTGCTCGCAGCGGATCGCGTCGGCCATCCACATCAGCTCGCGGAGGGAGTACGGTCCAGGCTCGAGTCCGATGATTGCGGCGAGTCGGTAGAGGACTTCCCAGAGCGTGGGCTGAGCATCTGGTCGAGGGTCGCCATCTGCTCTGCAATCCCCTGCTCGATCAGTCCGTCCCGGATCGCATTTTGAATTCGCATCACCGCTTGTTTCTGCGCCGCCCGTTTGCCGTCGATCAGTTGACGCAGCACCGCGCGGCGGTCGCGCTCCGGGAGGAAATCGACCACCGACGTTTCAAAGGCGAGGACCGCAGATTCAAGCACATCACCGGCCAGCGATTGACCGAATTGAATGTCGGACACACCGCGAGCGTCGGCGGTGGGTTTGACGATCGCGAACAGCACATCGACAAAAAGGATGATGTCGTTGTGCAAATTGGCCAGTTGCTGCGGGTCGGAAAACAGTTTGCCGAGGTCGACGCTGGTCAGGTCGCGGACTCGTCGCAGCGTGGCGACGTCCAGTCGCAGCGACCAGTCGCGGCCTTCGGTGTCTTTGAATTTCGCTTCGTTCATTTATTCGCCGATCACGATTTGGATAACTCGCAGCGCGCCCTCGCTGGATCCGCTGACGATTTTCAGATGCTTGACCGATTGCAGGACCGAGGGATTTAGCGCGATGTAGCGAGAGGCGGCAACGGTCACGCTGTAGAGAGTCCCCTCGTTGTACAAGGGTCGAAATGTGACGGCGTCGATCGAGCCTTCGAAAGTAAACGACGTGCCGGTCAGAGCGGCCGGCGTGATAACGCCCAGCGCGTACTGGGTCGTCGGCATCGTCACGAAATTGGACGTGGTGCCCGCGCTTGGGATGGTGGCCGTCAGAGCTTGAAGAAATTTTGCCATGGGTCAGGCGAGGACTCGGTAGGAGATGACGGCGTCGCGCGCGATGGTGAACGTCTCGACGTTTGGGTCGTTGGCAAGAGATCGCCGCTTGGGTGGCTTGATGTAATCCCAGACGGCGATCACCCAATCCGTTTTGGATCGCTTGACCAATCGGCCCCAGACGAAAAACACGATCGTCTCGTGGCCGTGTGCGTGGTCTCTAAACTCGATTTCGACAATGTCGCCAATTCGCATGGTTTCTTAAAATCCGAGCGGCGCGAGCCGCCGGGTTGAAGTGTGGCGAACATGGCGGGGCTGCTAGTTGGCGGCGACGGTCAACCACGCTGGGTCGACGACGTTCGAGGAAACCTTGACGCGAGCCAGGTCGACCTTAATGTCCACCTTGACCGCACCCTCGAGCGGCTGGTCCCACACAAACTCGGTGATGATGCCGGGGAACGTGAGACCCTGCGAACCCTTGACACCGGGAACGGCGGGTGGTCCCGCTACGGTGTTATTGAAGTTGTCCAAGACGGCCCAATGCCACACGGTTCGCCCTAGGAACGCAGTCCGCAGCGCGGTGATCTGCGTGTCTCCGACGTCGCCATTCCACAGATACCCAAAGGTCAACGACAACTCGGTCAGCGTCGGTAATTTGGATTTGTAGAGACTGATTCGGCTGGCCGCGTCGGTCGTGCCGGAAGTCACCGACAGATTGACGTCCTGCGCCTCGGTGATCAGCACCGAACCGGCAATCGTGAACGTACTGGCGAGCGTGGTCTGGTAATAGAGTTTGCACTCGTTGCCAGCGATTGGGCCAATGTTGGCGGGCATGGGTTACGCCTTGGGGTTAGGTGCTCATTCGGTAGGTGAGTGTGATCACGGACCGGAAAACGGAATGCTGCTCGAGGGCGGCGATGTCGTAGAGCTGCGTCGACGAGTCGACGTAGGTCGCGCGGTAGGTAACGCCACTGATGGCGGAGGCCAGGGCCAGCCGCTGCTCGATGTCGTTGGTCATGTCGATGAGTGCCGTGAACCGAGCAGAGTCAGCGGTCGCCGATTGCATGATCGCGACCTGGATCTGCAAATCTCGCTGACGCGAGGCACGGGATGCAATGGTCGTGGATCGGGTC